CCGGCAGAGTACCCGCCGCAACCACCTTGGATTCAGAGAACCAAAACAGGCCCTTGGAACTTGCGTCATTCGTCTGCTGAAAAAGTTCCACGCCAACCTTCTTGTTCTGCGAAAAGTAATTCTTCACCTTGCCGATGTAGCCGGTGAACTTGCCGCTGTATTCCGCATCGGGCAAGATTTTAACGATCATACCGATCTGAAGCATATAAACCATCCTTTCATCGGTGAAGCCATTCACGGCGGATATACTGAATCGCCGTTTCAAAGCCTTCAGACATTTCAGCGGGGCAATCCGGGTTGTGCTGGGCGCTCCGCAACTGCTTAATTGCCTTCTTCAGTTCGCCACGGGTGGCGTTAGGCGTGTAGGGGGGGGAATCAGGCGCAACCACATAGATAATGGCGAAGAAGCAAATCATATCAATGTTGGTGGCGTTCCTGATCAAATCCAACAGTTCATCACGGGTGTTGTCCATCGTTGTTCCCCTTTCAGGCCGTAAGGCCGAAGAAGGAATTGAACTGATCAGCGCCCACATAATCACGGAACTTGGTGGGGTTGATGTAGTAATTCCAGCAAGCGCCAGTTCCGGGAACAGCGTTCCCGAAGGGAAGTAGGCCACGCTGAAGGCCGATTCTGACGAACTGATCAGATTTACCCATGCACCGGGCGGCTTCCTTCACGCTGATCTTCTTGATGGGCGGTTCCGCAACCGGGGCGGCTCCATAACCCATCAGGTAATCAAAGGAAACGCCGGTTGCATCGGCAAGGGCCTTGATACGGTCAGGGCCGGGGGTGTTCTTCCCGGAAAGGTATTGGCTGATAGCGGCCTTGGAAGCCCCGGCCTGTTCAGACAAGGCGGATTGGCTCATGTTGGCCTGTTCCATAGCGTTCTTCAAACGCTCTGCAAAGGTGGTCATTGTGCGTACTCCTTTCATTTTTCAAGATTTCCGTGTGTAAACACGGCGGACAGTAAGAAATAACATCCCGGCCAATGTCGGACAGCTTTTCGGGATAGGTCAGGGGAAACATTTCCCCACACTTCTTACAGCGAACTTGGCGGGTGATCATCATTGGCTTACCACCTTGAAATGACCGGGTTCCTTCATCGGTTCCACATCCACGGTGGAAACCAAAGCCCACCAATCGGCTTCCGGGTAAAGATTGCGGTCACTTCTCAAAATGGTTCGATCCTTGAAGTGAACGGCCTTCCAATCCTTGGTGTCAATCAACTTCATTGGTTATCACTCCTGTTCTTCAAAGGCCACTTCACATTCCCCACAGAGAACATGAACTTCCTTGGTGGCCCGGATGATGGTTCCGCAACAGGGGCAAACATACTTACGGGAACTTGATCCCCCCCCTTCCGGGAACCCTTCAGCGGATTGGTACGGGGTCGAACCAGACAGAACCCGGATTTGCCAAGGGATTTCACGAAGGCTTCAGCTTGCGGGTTCAGGGCGGTTTTGTGCCATCCGTACTTTTCGCCTTTCTCCACGGTCAGGCCGTGGGCTTCAGCGGTTTCTTTGAACTTCCGGTTGTGGTAGGAACCAGAACGGGAAGTGTCCTGAACATTGTCCTGAAGGTTCTGAAGGTGAACCATTTCGTGAAGCAAGGTTCCACAGGTTTCTTCAAAGGGGCGGTTCAGGTATTCGGCACACAGGTTGATTTCGTAATAACCGCCTTCCTTGGTGCCATCTTGCCAAGCCTTCCAAGCGGTACACCAGCCGTAGGCCCCACGGGTATGATCCGGGGAAACGGTGATCACAGGCTTTTCCAACTTCCCTTCAAAGAAGGCTTTGTTGAACTTTGAAAACAAGGTTTCAAGTTCATCAATGACCGGTTTCAAACTGACTTCATTCATGGTGCTTACTCCTATTGAACACTATATGTGCTCGATTTAGTTAAAAAAAAGTTCCTGAACCGAAACGCCAAAGAAATTGGAAATGCGAACCTTCACTTCATCACGGGGAACCCGTTCATCACGCTCATACATGGCATAAGAAGATTTGGTGATCCCAAGTTCCTTGGAGATTTCGTCTTGGGTTCTGCTCCCACGCAGTTCCCGAAGTTTCTTGCCAACACTCATATTTGCACATCCTTTCTTCAGAATTAGAACAGCCAAAGCCCCAACAAGCAATTTCCGGGCGGTCATATCTTTTATATGGGGATTGATACCCAATACCCGAACCCATAAACCGGGGGCGCTCATGTTGTCGCTGTTGCCCTGCCATCATCAGCACCGGTGGGGCGGTTCCGGTGGACGGGCCATCAGGCCCGTTTCGGCTTATTCAGCATCCATATATTTTGCAGAAACCTTAATCATTGATTCTGCAACCGCTTTATCGGTTGCACCCCGATAAGTTTTATTGAACAGGATATACACAAGACTAAAGGTTATATCATCAGAAGAATCATAGGCAACTTCAAGAGTAGCTTCCGGGCAATCTTCCATGGTCTTTTCGTGGGGAAGGGTAAAAGCGTGGGGCACACCATAAGTGGTAAGCATTTCATCCAGTTTTTCAAGCAAAGTATCATCCATATCAGGGTGTCCTTCACGATCCTTAATGGTGACATAGGTATCAAAAACATGAACCTTCATTTTCAAATCCTCCCAATCAGTTCGTGCACCTTTTGTGCTCGCCTGATTATCATTATACACGATATGTGCTCAAAGTCAAGCGCAACTGAACACAAATTGTGCACAAAGAAATGTGTTACTAATTGTGCACATCGACGGATTGACTTTGTGCACATAATGTGTATAATGAATTATAGAAAGACTTCTGAAAGGGGTGTACTTATGCCGAAGTTTTCTGATCGGTTCAAGCAATTACGAACCGAACGCCGCCTATCTCAACAGAACTTGGCGGATCAGCTTGGTTTTTCTAAAAGTAGTGTAAATATGTATGAACGGGGCGAACGGGAACCGGGCCTTGAATCTATGGAAACCATTGCTGACTATTTCAATGTTGATTTGGATTACCTCATGGGAAGATCAGACATTCCGAACCGGAATGATTGGTTGAAAAGCATCAATAAATCTGTGGTGGTCGAACCGTCACAACCACAGGTGAAGTTTGATAATATCATCCCAATTTCTACAAAGCGTTTTCGTCTGCTCGGTGACATTGCTTGCGGGAAACCCATTATGGCAAATGAAGAAAAGGAACTGTATGTGGAAGCTGGGGCCAATATTGACGCTGATTTCTGCTTGAAGGCCAAGGGTGATTCCATGATCGGGGCCAGAATCTATGACGGGGATATTGTGTTCATCAGAAAACAGGAAATGGTGAACAATGGCGAAATTGCCGCTGTTATCATTGATGATGAAGCAACCCTGAAGCGGGTGAATTACTATCCCGAAAAAAATCTATTGATTCTGAAGGCCGAAAACTCTAACTATGAAGATTTAGTTTATACCGGGGAACAGTTGGATCATATCATCATTCTTGGTAAGGCCGTGGCCTTCCAAAGTGATATTAGATAGAAGGTGGTTGGTTGAAGAAGTTTTTGAAAGGCTTTGGGATCTTCTTTTTCAGTTTCGGGTTTATCGTCTACACAATCATGTTTTTTACGGAAGCGCCAGAACTCCGCCCCGTATTCATTATGATGGATGTCATTATGGGGTTCTTCCTGTTCCTGCTTCTGCGAAAAAGAAAGCCAAAACAGAAAGCCCCACCCAAAACAGAACCCACCGTTCAGGTTCATTCCAATCTGAACCCGGAACGGGCTATTAAATCCATGCCGGGGGCCTATACCGTAGCAGAAGCCAAAAACCATGTGCGGATTGTTCAAGATTGCTTGAACATCTTTGAAAAGACGAAGAACCTTGAAACATTCTTTTCCCGCTATGAATATGGTATGCAAATAGCCCTGACGGTGGATCAAGCGGCCAAGGCCGGGATCATCCCTTACACATCCGATCTTCCAGCTTCTTTCTTCAAGGCGGCTGATAGTCAGAAAGAACGGGTTTTGTTGGATTCCTATTCCGATCAGAAAGCCAAGATTGATGAATTGAAAACCGCAAAGGCCAAAGCCACCCATTGGAACCGGTATCTGAACACCCTGAAGGAATACGAAGATCAATATTCCATGAACCCTGATTCTGAATATCCTGAAGTTCTGGAACAGGTCAAAGGTGAACTTGCCAAACTTGATCTGTCCACATCCGTTCCGCCGTCCAATCCCTGAAAACACAGGAAAATCAAGGCTTTGGAACAGGTGGAACAGATAAAACGCCGGTTCTCTATATACTCTTTTTCTTTTATATTTTTTTATCTACCCTTTGAAGTAATATAATATCCGTTCCAAGTGTTCCATTCTCTCAAAGCCACACCCCGCAAGGAGTTTAAGCGGAACGGATATGGAACAAATGCAAAAAAAAAATGACCGCCCCCGGTCTTGCACACCGGAAGCGGTCAGGCGAAACAAACCCTTTTGAAGTTAATGTTTCAAAGCCCTTTGAACATTATATCACATGGGGTTTAGCTTTGCCATACCCAATTTTGAAAGTTCAGGTGATATAATGCGAAATCCAAACGGGTATGGAACGGTTGCAAAGCTATCAGGCCAACGTCGCCGCCCATACATTGTGAAGAAAACCATAGGTTGGAATGACAAAGGCCATCCCATCTATGACATTATCGGCTATGCTGAAACCCGTGAAGCCGGGAACATCATGCTTGCTGAATACAACCGTGATCCTTGGGATGTTGACCGGGCCAAGATCACCCTTCAACAGCTTTTTGACCTCTGGAAAGAAAAGAAGTCCCCGAAGCTGGGGGAATCCAACCGTTCTTCCCTCTGTTCAGCGTTCAAGCATTGTTCAGCGTATGTGAACAAGCCTTATAAACAACTGCGATCCTACCAAATGCAAGAAACCATTGATGGTTGTGGGAAAGGGTATAGCACCCAAGCGGCCATCAAGAACCTGTGGGGCCACCTTGACCGGTTCGCCCTTGAAATGGATATAATAAACCGGTGCTTCTCCGAACTTCTGACTTCTGATCCAATACCGCCCACCAGTCGCCTTCCGTTCACCAACGATGAAATCAAAACGGTGTGGGAACATCAGTCTGATCCTTGGGTTGATACGGTTTTGATCTTGCTATATTCCGGGTGGCGTATCTCTGAATTTTTGAACCTGAAACCTGAAGATATAGACTTGAAGGAAGGCACAATGAAGGGCGGCACCAAAACGAAAGCCGGTAAGAACCGCATTGTTCCCATCCATCCAAAGATCAGGCCCTTGATTGAACGGCGGCTTGCCGAAGGTGGCCCCCGGCTGATCAGCTACAATGGGAAGATTTGCAATCAAACTCAATACCGGATATTTTGGGCGGATATTATGAAGGCCCTGAAGCTGAATCATACCCCGCACGAATGCCGCCACACCTTTGAAACCAAATTGGATAGCGCCGGAGCCAACCGGAAATGTATTGATTTGCTCATGGGTCATGTGTCCAAGGACACGGGAAACCGGGTCTATAATCACAAGACTTTGGACGAACTGAAGGCCACCGTGGAACTAATCCCATAGGGTTCAAACCTGTGAACATTTTAGGCCGCTGAACGCTGAACTATGCACACATTAGTAACAAGAAAACCCCGAACCCCTGAAAAATCAAGGGTTCGGGGTTCGTCTGTTTTTATTGTACCACAGTTGTGGCGAAATTGTAAAGCTCCCGCCCCCCGATCCCCACCGAAAGCAAACGAAAAGAGAGGCCCCGCCTCTCTTTCCTCACTCATTTTAATGTCCCCGGCAGGAGAGAAGATAGATAGTATCCTCCTTCCGGTAGTACACGATCCGGTTCCGCTCGTCGATCCGCCGGCTCCACATCCCCGTGAGGTTGCCCCGCAGCGGCTCCGGCTTCCCGGTGCCCTCCTGGGTCCCCCGCTGGATGTCCCGGATCAGCGCGTTGATCCGTTTCAGCGTCTTTTTATCCTGCGTCTGCCAGTAGAGGTAGTCCTCCCAGGCCCGATCCTCCCACAGCAAGCGCATCAGTCCACCTCAATGAGCTCGTGCTCGGAGAAATGGGCCTTGCCCTCCCGGATATCCCGCACGATCTCCCCCAGGTGCGCCATGTTGCTCTCCGAGTAGAAGGGGTCGGCGGAGACCTCAAAGGGGATGCGCCGCTCCCGGCTGACCTTCTTGGCGAAGATGGTGAAGGCGGCGCTCATGGAGAGCCCCATGTCCGCGCAGGCCTGCTCCATGCCCCGCTTCACCTCCAGGTCCAGCTTGAAATTCACGTTGACGGTCTGTGCCATGTCAGATCACTCCTTTCCAAAGCATCGTTCTTCCCCCATAGTATACGCCAGCGGAAAGAAAAATACAAGCGTTTTTCTTTCCTTTTTCTTTATTCCCCCGTCCACGTCCCGATGGTGACGCCGGTATAGTAGTGCTCTAAGATCTCCCGCCAGGTACTGCCCGCCTCCGCCATGGCGTTGGCGCCGTACTGGCTGAGCCCCACGCCGTGGCCGTAGCCCGTGACGTAGAAGGTGATCTTCCCGTCCCCGGCCTCCGCGGTGAAGGACGCCGACCGCAGCCCAAAGATGCTCCTTACCGACGGCCCGGACACCGACACGCCCCCGATGGTGACACTCTCCACGTGGACGCCGTCCATCACCGGGTCCCGGATCCACCCGGACGCCGGGCCCGAGAGGTCCGCCTCCGGCCGGGCCGCCAGGAACTTCTCCCGGAACTCCGCCTCCGTCAGCTCCACGGTGCTGTAGTAGTTGGGCACGCCCTCCCCCTCGGGGGAGTCCACACTCTGGAGATAGGGCACGCTGTTGCCCCAGACCTCCACCGCGTCCTGGGTGGCCGCGCTGGAGGAGGAG